CTATTTATCATAACTATCATTATCTCATTTGTTATACTTTTGTAACGTAATTATAAAAATACTTAATGTTATGAGTACAGAAAATTGTTCAAATCTTGTGAGTGAAATTGATTTAGACAAGTGTAAAGATTATTTTATTACAAAACTTGTTTATGATGACGGTTCTATAAAGTATCGTATTGTTCACCTTGAAAATGGTCTTAATCATCTTGGCAAAGAATTGTTATTTGATGATATACATGCCGTTCTTGATTATATTGCTTATAATTAAAACTTATCTATTATGTTCAATCAACGTAAACCGATGCTGTTTCAGACAACTCGTCACACTTTAATCATGTCTGTAACAATTCAGCATTACATTAACCCTCGTGACGGTGCACATACATTCATTGTTCGTTGGCGTGATGAAAACCACGATGAGCATTTAGGAGATAATTATGTTGCTTTTCGTTCTTTTGTCTCTGCTGTCGACTTCATAGCTACAAATTTCTGTGGATAAATATAAAAGCGCTGACTTTCGTTTTGCAAATTGTCCTTATCGTGACATTATAGGCTGCAATAACTTTATGTGCGTTGATTGTGTTAACTCGACAGAAAGATATAACCTTTACTTACGTATAAAAAATCATCAAATTGATGATTGGCAAATCTTAAAAAAATATAATTATGAAAAAAATTATCCCTTTCCTCAAGAATCTTCCACCTGTCCTTTTTAAAGTGTCTGTTGGTGGTTTCATTCTAATCTCTGTTGCTTTGTACTTCCAAAGCTGTATGACCTCTTTCGATGCAGAAAAGTTTCACTATCATGGTGTAGCTGGTAAGTGTCGTTCTTCTCATGTAGTATCAGATTCTATTCATTAATATGTCCGTACTTGGTAATATAAACAGTTGTCTTAGCCCTAAGCGTATATATAATAAATATACTGATGAAACCTTGTACGTTCCCTGTAGAAAATGTTTCCGCTGTCGTGATACTTATTCTTCTACGTGGTCCAGACGTATTGAGAACGAATGTAAGCAACATCGTTACTCTTTGTTTGTTACACTGACATATGACAATGACCATATCCCCTTATTTCAACCTCTCATAATGAAAGACGGTACGCATCCTGTTTGGTATTCTAACAGAATTTCGGAATCAGGTAAATTTTTATCTGATTCTGTGTGCCGTTCTTTACCTCCTCAGAAAATGGAAGATGAAGTTTGCTTTGCCTACCCTTGCAAAAAAGATGTTCAGGATTGGTTTAAACGTCTTCGCTCCGCTATTGATTATCAATTAAATAAAAACAAAACTGATGAATTCAGACTTAGATATTTTATCGCTGCAGAGTATGGACCTCGCACGTTCCGTCCGCATTATCATGCCATATTATGGTACGACTCGGAAGAGTTACAACGACACATTGGTCGGCTTATATGTGAAACATGGCAGAACGGCAATACGAACTTCTCACTCGTCAACAACTCCGCTGCACAGTACGTTGCGAAATATGTTAACGGCGATACTCGTTTACCTTCGTTTCTACGAACTGAATTTACCTCTACATTTCACCTGGCAAGCAAACACCCTTATATCGGGTATTGTTCGGCTGATGAAGAGGCGTTACGCGAAAATGTCCTTAACGGAACTTATGGACAAAATTTGCTCAACAAAAATACAGGCGCAATTGAATTTGTTCCAACTGCCCGTAATCTTGAAAATCGGTTCTTGCCAAAGTGTCGAGGATACCGCACGTTATCTCATTCTGAAAGAATACGAGTATATGCAACTGCGTACGATTATGAGCAAAGAGGTATAGATTATAACGGCTTGTTACCTTTTGAGTTTAAAGCTGGTTGCTACCCTACTACTGATATTCATGCTACATTAGTATGTTTGGATTGGTGTAAACGTTATTCAATGACACCAGAAATATTTGTATCGTTGTTAGAAGATTACTATTATCGAAAGGATATGTATTTACTTCGTACACAATACGAGTATCAAGAGGCGTATATCAATCAACTTGACATGCCTTTGCATCATCTTGTTGATTTTGATTTACAACTGTTCTCTTATCTTCCACGTACGAAAGGTTTGTTTAATGATTCGCCTTGGAAAGATGTCATGTTAACTTATGGTATTCATGATTTCATGCTTTATAACCCAGATGGTTTTATGAACTTCGACTTAATTCAAATGTTAGGTCAGAAACATTCACAATTCTATAAGGATAATATTGCACGCTATACAAAGATTCATAATGATTCTTTGAAAAACAAAGAACTTAACGAGTTATTAAACTCACAAATTTTCAATTAAATTTTTAATTATGTCATTATTTAAAATTCCGTCCCCTAAACCAAAGCTTTCACGTAATGGCTTTGATTTGAGTTCACGCAGAATCTTCTCTGCAAAAGCTGGTCAGTTACTCCCTGTTGGTTGTTGGGAATGTAATCCGTCTGAACACTTTCAAATCTCTGTTCAAGACATTGTTCGTACCACTAACCTCAACACTGCTGCGTTCGCACGCATGAAAGAGTATTATCACTTTTTCTTTGTGTCTTACAAGTCGCTTTGGCAATGGTTCGACCAATTTATCGTCGGTACAAGTAACCCTGTATCTGCTTTGAATGGTATTAAGAAAAATCATACTGTAGATTATAACTACGTATGTAGTTCTACTCCTATGTTTGATTTGAACACGTTTGTAACTCACTTGAAAAGTGATGATATGAAAAATACGTTTGATTCTCAGGCATTCCCCTTCAAAGATGGTGCTTTTAAGTTGTTGAATCTCTTAAACTATGGTGTTACTGAAAAGGGTAAATTCTATGACTATAAGTCTTATTTCTCTAATAGTAACAACTTAGGTTCTACGTTCCTCACAGATGCTGCACATAAGGGTAACGTTATGGTATCACCTTTTCGCCTGTTAGCTTATCAGAAGATTTTTAATGACTTCTATCGTAATCAGGATTGGACACCTGCAGATGTTCGTTCGTTCAATATTGACGACTATGCAGATGATTCTAATTCTATCATTGATAAGTCTGTTGTTCAGTCATTTTGTCAGATGCGTTATCGTCCTTATCCTAAAGATTGGCTTACGTCTATGAAACCAACTCCAAACTACGACAAAGGTATCTTTAATTTGCCTGATTATGTTAATGGTTCTTCTAACTTCAAACCAGTGCGTAACCCCGGTTCTGTTGGTGTTGCTACTTATAGCACTTCAAACCTTACTTTCTCTGTTAATGACTTGCGTGCTGCGTTTGCACTTGATAAGATGTTAGAGGCAACTCGTCGTGCAAATGGTCTTGATTATAGTTCACAGATTGAGGCACATTTCGGTTTCAAAGTTCCTGAAAGTCGTGTGAGTGATGCTCGTTTCCTTGGTGGCTTTGATAACTCAATCCCTATTAGTGAAGTTGTTGCAACTGCTGATACTAATAACTCTAATGGTAAACAGCTTGGTGACCTTGCTGGTAAGGGTCTTGGTACTTTGAACTCTGGTAATATATCTTTTGATGTGAAAGAACATGGTATTATCATGTGTATCTATTCAGCTGCTCCACAAGTCGAATATAATGCATCTTATCTTGACCCATTCAATAAGAAGTTTAAGCGTGAAGACTTCTATCAGCCAGAGTTTGCAGACCTCGGCTATCAGCCTGTTTTGTCTTCTGATTTGTTGTTGACTGCTGTTGACCCTACTAAGACCCCTACGGTATTAGACCATAAAGGTTCAAATATTGCTCCAACTGCTGCTAATGAACTTAATAACCTGTTATTAGGTTGGCAAACTCGTTATAACGAGTATAAGACAGCACGTGATGTTGTGTTTGGTGACTTTGAGACTTCTGGTTCTCTGCGTTATTGGACCACTCCACGCTTTGACCTTCGTTTTGACCGCTATGTCAGTAAGAAGTCTGATATCCCTGCAGGTGGTTATGCAAGTGGTTTGAGTTCTGCTCAATTTTACGTTAACCCAAATATTGTTAACCCTATATTTCTTGTTACTGCTGTAGCTGGTGACCATTTCTATATTAATTCATTCTTCGATGTCAAGGCTGTACGTCCTATGTCTGTTCACGGTCTTGCATCACTTTAAAACTTTATGTTATGAGTTATAATGATAGATATTTAAATCTCATGCCTGCTGATTGTTATAATATCGGTGAGATTCCTGACGTTGTTTGTGGTGTATCAACTCAATCCGTTATCTCTGATGACAGGCACGTTTATGAGACACTTTGCCCTATTAATCCTTTAACAGGTCATCGTGATTCTATGCTTTCTCGCTTGTTTAGTAATGACGTTTCAGATTCTGAAAAGCAGCTTATTATGTCTCAGCTTGCAAAGCTTAAGGGTGTTTCTTCTCCTGCTGACTTATCAGATGAGGATATTTTGTCGCTCCTCCCCTCTCGTTATATGTCTGACCCAGTAGAAATGGAAAGGTATCGTGAATTTGTTGACCAACTCCGTGATATCGATTCAGACCCTGAACCTGTAGACCCTGCGCATGTAGACCCTACACCTGCAGACCCTGCGCCTACTGAGTAGTTTTTTTATAGTCCCTGCAATAATGTAGGGACTTTTACGTTTAATCATTAAATATTATTATTATGCCTATAGACCCTTTAATTGGTTCTGCTTTAATTTCTGGTGCTTCTTCGCTTTTAGGTGGTATGTTTGGCTCTGCATCTCAATCAAGTGCAAATCGTACTAATCTTCAGATTGCACGTGAGACTAATCAAATGCAGTATCAGATGTTTCAAGAACAAAATGCGTTTAATGAACGTATGTATAATCAGATGCAACAGTATAACACCCCTGCTGCACAGATGCAACGTTATAATGATGCTGGTATTAACCCTTACATCGCAGCTGGTAATGTACAATCAGGTAATGCACAATCTGCGTTACAATCTGCACAGCCTTTACCACTTCATACTGCCCAGGTTATGCCTGTTGATGCTTTCAAAGATTCATTCAGCCAAATTGGTAATGTTATCAGTCAGTATGCGCAAAATGAGTTAGCACTTTCACAGGCTCAAAAGAATCGTGCAGAGGCAGGTTGGGTTGATCGTCTTAATGGTGCGCAATTAAACAAGATGAGTGCAGAAACTAATAACCTGTTTCAACAGGGTTCTTTACTTGGTTTAGATTACAAGTTGAAAAATGATACTTTAGGTAACTATATAAAGTTATCTGATTTATCTGTGTTGAATGCTGAAAAGACTAATGAGCAATTAGACGTTATTACACAATCTGCTCGCCTTGAGAATGCTCTCAAGAACATTAACTTAGGTATTCAATCGAAGTATGGCGAACGTTTGTTTGTTGCTACCCTATCAAAGACTCTTGCGGAATCATTTGCTACAAATGCAAGTGTTAGACAACGTGATGCACAAATTGCTATCGATAAACAAAATGCAAATACTAACGCTAAGAACGCTCAAACAAATGCAGCTGTTGGTGGTGCTCAAATTAATAACTTGATTCAGCAAGCTATTAAAACAGCTGAGGAAACAACAGGTATAAAGATTGATAATGCTACTTCTGCTAAGATTCAAAAGTATGTTGTTGATACTTATCATTCAGACGCTAAGACTGCTGCTAATGGTGCGCACGCTTCTCATAATGCTGCTGTTATAAGTGATTATGATATGGATACTTATTATACTGATAAGTACTTTAAGCGTGGTAGTGATATTGTTAAAGGCATTGGTTTAGGTGTTGGTGCTTATTATGGTTCTAAAGGAATGAAAGGCTCTTTTAGTAGTGCTAAACCAATTGGTTTTAATTCTTATAAGAAGAAATAATATGAGTTTATTAAATTATTTAGTTAAGTTATTACTTTATATTGCAGTTATATTATTGCTTATTGCTGTGATATTTAATCTTGTAATGTTTTTATATTACTCATTAATTTAAATCTTTAATTAAGGCATTCTTCGGAGTGCCTTTTTTTGTTTAAAATTAATCAGTTAAAAAACCTTTCACCTGTCGATGAAATCGGCTATTTTTGAACCTTAAGGCTAAATCATGTAAATATATTTTACTTCTATTTCGTTTACGATATATCCCACCTTATCCCACGACTGCCCCGCTGCCCGACGTGAGGAGAGGCAGAAACAACCACACACCCCGTTAGGCGCGGAGGAGCATGCCGACGACCCCGTAAATACCAGCGTCGCAGACAGTGTTCAATAATGCTTATTAATGAAATTCTAACAGTTTTCACGGATGTGTCACGGCTTTAACCAACTTGCCGTGATGTCCTCCTCTTGACCAATACCACAAAAACTGACAGAAAATAAAATAATATACATTAATTCACAAATGTGTTAAAGTTATGTTAAAGTTGGATTTATCATACCTACCATTATCTTAAAAACAATAAA